TAGAAGAAAAGAAAGAAGACTAGTAGACCCTAATGGTGTTTTATATGTCTTCTTCTCTATAAAAGAATTCTGTGAGAATCATAAATTAAGCAGGCCGGATATAAGTAAAGTTATTAGGGGCAAGATAAGCCAATATAAGGGGTGGAATATTGAGTACAATTAACTCTAAGATGGCATCACTGCTGCTTTCCTATAGAAAGGATAACATCTTAGGGGTAGAAAGTCTTTTTAAAGTAAAGCTAGATGATCAACAAAGGGCTTTAGTAATAGCTGCTCAAAACCCAAACGCTCGTGTAGCTGTTAAATCATCACAAGGAGCAGGAAAAACAAGTACACTAGTTTGGCTTACTATGCTTTACCTGCTCACCCTCGAAGATTGTCGTATTCTTATTACCGCACCATCTGCTCAACAACTCAATCGTGTTTTTTATAGCGAATTCAATAAATGGTTTGCAAGACTGCCAGAGATATTTAAAGGATTCTTTGATGTAAAAAAAGAATCAATTCATATTAAAGGTAAGCCATATCAAATGGCCTCTTTAGTTACTGGCAATCCTAGTAATATGGAATCTCTTCAAGGCGGTCATGCTACAAACTACATTGTAATGGCTGATGAAGCTTCGGGACTAGAAGAAAGTGTGTTTGATACTCTTCTTGGAACTCTTGGTGCTGGTTCTGGTAAGTTTATTATGACCTCCAACCCTGTTAGAAACTCAGGAAGGTTTTATGAAATTTTTGCTTCTCAGAATAGTAGGTGGACTAGACTAACATTCAATGCTATGGCTTCAGCTCAAACATCTAAAGCTTGGATTGAAGAGATGAGAGAGCTTTATTCTGAAGAAGATGATAACTATCAGATTCGAGTACTAGGAGAGTTCGGTAGATTTGGTGAACAGCAGTTTATTTCTTCTGCTACTATTGATTCTGCTGTTAGAAACTTCTTAGACTTCAGACATTACTCTAACTTCCCCAAGATAGCAGGAGTAGACGTAGCTAGATTTGGTAGAGATCAAACGGTAATGACCCTTAGGCAAGGGCCTAAGATTATAGATATTACTAAATATACTAATCTAGATACTATGGAAGTAGCAGCTAGAGTAGTAGATTACCATCAGAGATTCTCTCCTGCTAGTATTTTTATTGACTCCATCGGCATCGGAGCAGGAGTGTTCGATAGAACCAAAGAGTTAGGTCTTCCTGTAAAAGAAGTAATAGTCTCTCATAAGTCTTCTAAGCCTCAGATGTATGGTAACTTCAGGGCACAACTCTGGGGAGAGTTTAGGGATTGGATGAGTAACGGTGGGGATATTCCAGACGATAAGGATCTTATCTCCCAGCTTAACTCTATGCAGTATACTTATAATAATAAAATGCAAATACTTCTTATGACTAAGAAGGATATTAAGAGGATGGGTCTTCCATCTCCTGATATTGCTGACTCTATCGCTTTAACCTTTGCTGGTAATGTTTACACTGCAGGGCTTTCTAGAGTTGCTAAAAGACAAATAAAAAAATCTAGCTATCATTGGGTATAATGTGGAAAATAATGTATTAGAAATTGATGTGCTTGGACCTGAAGAGACAAGTGCTATGCTCTCTAGGTTAGACGAAGAGGGTGTAGATATAGAGGGGTATGTTGTTATTGAACCTGAATACTCCTCTCTTACTTCTTCTATCCTTAAGACATTTACTAAGAACAGAGATGCTAAAAGAAGCTCGGGAATAGAAGATGAAATCTTCACCTGTCTAAGAGACTTCAACGGAGAGTACTCTGCTTCTGATCTTAGCAGGATTCAAGAAGAAGGTGGATCTAATATCTTTATGAATCTTACCGCTACTAAGGTAAGAGCAGCACAGTCTTGGATCCGAGATATTCTTCTTTCTCCTAATGAAGATCCCTTCACAATTAAACCCACTCCTATCCCATCCCTCCCTGAAGATTTAGACTCTCAGCTTGAAGACGCATTTACTAAAGAATTCCTCCAAAAGAAATCAGAAGTAACTCAAGAGGGTCAACAGCCTCCTACTCCTAAGCAAGTACAAGATACTATCTCCACTCTCAATAGAGACAAGAGAGATGTAAGAGATGCTGTGCTTGAGGAAATTAATCTTGAAGCTCTTGAACAAATGAAGATCATGGAGCGAAAGATTAAAGATGATTTTAAAGAGGGTAAGTGGGAGGATGCTCTCTCTGAATTTATTGAAGACTTCTGTATCTTCCCTGCTGCCATTATGAAAGGTCCAGTTATTACTAAGAAGGAGAAATTGGTATGGGAAGCTGGTGTACCTATTGTAAAGGAAGATTTTCTCTTCTTAAATAAGAGAGTTAACCCTATTGATGTGTATCCCGATCCCTCTGGCTCTTGTGTTCAAGATGGTGATTTCATCGAGCACATGAGGCTTAGTAAGATAGAACTTTACTCTCTTAAAGGAATCAAAGGTTATAACTCAGAAGCTATTGATAAAGTTCTTGAGAGTAACAATGATGGATCTTGCTGGTTTGATACTGGCATTGAGAGTGAGAAAGCAGAAGAGGAGAAGAGAGGAGACATGATTGATGCTAATGATGGTATCTTTCATGCTCTTCATTATTGGGGTGTAGCCAAGACAGAGGATATTGAAGATTGGGGTCTTGTTATCCCTGATACTGAAGATGAGAATAAGTATTGGGAGATTGAAGCTATTCTCGTGGGTACTGAAGTTATCAAATGTAAGCTTAACGATGACCCCCTCAAGCGTAGACCATATTACAAAGCATCATATCAAAATATTCCTGGAGCTTTCTGGGGTCGTTCTCTCCCCAACTTGATGAGAGATATCCAGAGAATGTGTAACGCTTGTGCTAGGGCTCTTGCTTCAAACATGGGTCTTGCTGCTGGTCCTCAGATTGAACTCTACATTGATCGTCTCGCAGATGCAGGAGATATTGAAGAGATCAAACCTCTGAAGATCTGGCAGGTAACTAACGATCCAACCGGAGCACAAGGAAGAGCTATTAACTTCTTCCAGGTTCCATCTATTGCTAATGAACTTCTTGGAGTATACGAGAAGTTTGAGCAGAAAGCAGATGATGCCACTGGTATTCCTAGGTATAGTTATGGGAATGATAGGGTTGGTGGTGCAGCTCAAGCATTGGCAGATTATGAAAAGGTAGTTACTCCAACTGGTAGTATAGAAATTTCTAAATTAGAAGTTGGAGATAGAGTTAGTAATACATATGGTGGAACATCTTTTGTAGTTGGTACATATCCTCAGGGAGAGGTAGATATTTTTAGGGTTTACTTTTCTAATAAAGAATTTGTAGATTGCGATATCAACCATAGATGGTCTGTAGCAACTAATAAAAAGTTTAGCACTAAGACTTTAGAAGAAATTCTTGATGAGGGGTTGTATTGGAAATCTGATAGCGGAAAAGTAAAACTAAAATTTAAACTACCTGAAGTTTCTGCTGTATATTACGAAGATAGGGAAGTTCCTGTAGATCCTTATACTTTTGGTGCTTGGCTTGGGGATGGAGCGAAAGGAACGGGTATTATTTGTGGAGAAGATAATGAAGTTTTTGATAATATTCCCTATGAAAAATCTAAACAATCAGGGGATAATATCCACTATAATTGTATTGGACTTATTACTGATCTGAAGAAAACTGATGTGTGGAATAAAGGTTCTCATACAAAGTATATACCAGAAGAGTATCTTATAAACTCTGAAGAAGTAAGACTTGAAGTTCTAAGAGGTCTTATGGACACCGACGGTTGTTGTGCAAAAGATGGTAAACTAATTTTTACTACATCCTCAGAAGATCTGAGAGATTCTTTTATAAAACTTGTAAGATCTTTAGGTGGATTTTGTAAAGGCTATAGTATAAATAAAAAGGAAGGATATAAGGATTGCTATAAAGTTGTATTTCAATATAACAATTTAGATGTCCCTATATTTAAAATTAAAAGAAAAGAAGACAGAAGAAGGTTTAAATCAAAAGATCATACTTTGTTTATTTCTGGAGTAGAGTATGTTGGTAAGTACAGTGCCACTTGTATTACAGTAGATTCTGATAACAGCTTGTTCTTAACTGAACACTTTATCCCTACTCACAATACAGCCAGCGGGTTGTCTATGCTTCTGGAATCTGCTACCAAGAGTCTTAAAGATGCCATGAGGCATATTGATGTTGGTCTTATTATCCCTCGTGTAGAGTATCAGTTCTTCTGGAATATCATCAAGAATAAAATACCATATACTGGTGATATAGATGTACTTGCTCTTGGTTCTTCTACCCTTACTATGAAGGGCGCTCAGACCGCCAAGAGGCAAGAGTTCCTTCAGATCACTGCTAATGAGAACGACCAGAAGCTTATGGGACCTGAGGGTAGAGCAGAACTTCTTCGACAGCTTGGGAAGGATCTTGGTCTTACTACTAAGATTGTTCCTAGTAGACTTGAGCTTCGTAAGAAGATCGAAGAGGAGAAAGCACAACAGCAGCGGATAATGGAAATGCAAGCACAGCAACAGCAAAATGGATCTAATGCTTCTCTTGAAGCTACAAGAATACAGATTGAAGGGCAAGAGAGGATGCACCAGCAGACCCAAGCTATTAAAGCTAAAGAGCTCGAACTTAAAGAAATGAAGGATATTGATAATGCACTTCTTGAGCGAGAGAAGCTTGGGCTTATGAAAGAAGCTAATATTCAAAGAGCTGCAGTTGCTTCTGAAGGTAATCAGATCAAACAGAATATTGCAAGAACTCAAGTTGCTGCCAATCTTGTAGGTAGAAATGCTAATTCTTAATATTAGCGAAAAGGATAAGGAGAGTATCCGTAAGGGTAATACTCTCCTGCTTAAGAATAAACTTAAACTTGAAGAAGATAAATGGAGGAAGAGTGTTCTATTAGGTAGAGAAGATCATCGTTTTAGTCAAGGGATTTACTGTACACTATTGGATATTCTAGAACTTTTAGAATCCTAATTAATTTTAATTAGCTCTAAGGAAATAAATGGATAAGAATTTGGAAAATCTCAACAGGGAAATTGAAGACCTGGAGAAAGAAGTATTTGGTACTCGTTCAGACGAATCTACCACTGTAGAAAATGAACCTGTAGAAAATACTACAACCGTTCAACCCCAGACCCCTGATAGTGATAGTAAGATAGACGAGCTTACTAAAGAGTTGGCTGCTGCTACTAAACGCTTTAATAATTATAAGGGGTCTACCGACGTTACTTTACATGACCTGAGAACCCAACTTGCTTCTACTAAAAAGAAGTATGCGGATCTTCAGCAGGAATACAGTAAGGTAGTTCGGGAAAAGATGGACTACGAGAAAGCACTTAGTAAGAACGATATCTTTTCTGATGAGGATAAGGATATCCTTGGGGAACCTGCAGTAGACTCCATCACCAAGGGAGTGGATAAGATTCTTGAGGCAAAACTTAAACCTCTACAAGATGAAGTTGAAAGGAATAAGCGACTCCTAGCTGAGAAGGAAGCCCAAGAGGCAGATAAGCTAGTTCGTGAAAACTACAACAAATTCTTGAATAGATTAGAAAAGGCTGTCCCTGACTATGCTGCAATTAACGTAGATAAAGGTTTTATTAATTGGCTTAAAGAAGTTGATGAAGATTCTGGTTATACTAGGGAGTATCTTTTTACTAAGGCAGAAGAGGCCCTAGATGCTGGTAGGATTATCTCCTTCTTCAAGGGGTATAAGAGTGTGGTAGATCCTGGAGAGTCTTTGCTTAATAGCAATGTTTCTCCAACTGGTTCTCCTACTCCCGCTCCTAGTGGAAGGGTTGACGTACCTCCAGTAATTACTAGAAAGTTCATTGACACTTTCTACGACGACTTAGTTCGTGGTAAATATAAAACAAAAAGCGGACGTGAAGAGGCTAATCGTATTGAAGCTTTAATTGAGCGAGCGGTTATGTCTGGTAACGTCAGATAGGAGAAAATAAAAAATGGCTACTATTGGTTCTGCTGGTGTAACTCGTACTACTGATTATGACGGGCTCGGCACTGATTATACTAATTACTCTTCGAATAACACCACCAACAACTATATTCCGGTGTTGTTTGCGAAGAATATGCTTCGTAATTTTTATGAGACTTCTTCTTATCCTCTGATCTCTAATACTGAGTATCAGGGTCAGATTAAGAATGTGGGTGACAGTGTTATTATCCGCAAGGCACCTACTCTGAATATCGGTAACTATGAAGTTGGTGGAAGTATTACTTATCAGATTCCTACCTCTACTGCTGTAGAGTTGAACATTGATACTGCTAAGTATTGGGCTTTCCGTTTGGATGATATTGACGAGCTTCAGTCGGATCTTGGTTTGATGAAGGAGTTCTCTGCTGCTGCATCTAAAGATCTTGAGAAGGCAATTGATACTGATTGTCTTTCTACTTGGGTTGCTGGTGCTGCTACATACAACAAGGGGGCAACTGCTGGTCAAATCAGCAGGAACATCAACCTTGGAACGTCTGGAGCTGGCAATGGTGTTGCTATTACTGGTGGTGAGTCTGGTAATGCAGTTGACTTTATCATGAGCTGCAATCAGGTACTGGACGAAGAAAACATTCCTTCGGAAGGTCGCTGGATTGTTCTTCCCTCTTGGTATATCACCATGTTGAAGACCGGTGTTCTTCGCAGAGCTGATACTACAGGCGATAGCTCTGGTGTTATTCGGACTGGTGTTGTTGGTATGATTGATAAGTTTATGGTCCTCCGTAATAACAACCTTCCTTGGGACGGCACCAATAAGAACTCTTCGATTCTGTTTGGTACTAAAGAGGCTCTTACGTTTGCTATGCAGCTTACTAAAACTGACACCCTGCAGATTCAGAATTCGTTTGGTACTTATGTACGTGGTCTTGCTGTCTATGGTAAGGCTGTAGTACAGCCCTCTGCCCTTGGTGTAGGTATTGTACATTACGGCGCTAACTAAGTAAAAGAGGGGGCTTCGGCCCCCTTCCTTTTTAACACAAGGGTTATTATTAATGGCACATACAGAATTCGTAGAAGTATATCGTGTAGAACATGGGGATTATATGTTTATCCCGAAGCAGGTTCAGGAGAAGTATCAGGATAAGTTTGTTCTTAAAGAAGAAGAAGAAGTAGTAGAAGAGATTATTAAAGAGTATGAAGAAGAAGCAGTAGAAGAAGTAAAACCAAAGAGAGGTAGGAGAGCTAAATAATGAACTTCCTTGAGATAGTTAAGAAGGCTAATATCTTTTCTGGACTACAGGGAGAAATAGACTCTGTACTATCTGTAAGAGGTTTGCAAAAAACTCTAGTAGAATTTGTAAAGACTGCTTATATTGATATTCAGAATGTAAGTGAGTCATGGTCTTGGAGATATAAGTCTGTAATAATCCCGTGGAATTCTTCTTCTACTTTACATATAGATTCTACTGTAGAGAAGTGGACTAAGCTTTTCTATGATGGTAGTAATCTGAAGTTTATTGAGTATGAAGATTGGATTATAGACCCTCCTACTGCTGTAAGCGTCCCTGAATCCTTCACCATTGTACCAGAAAATAATGGGATTATTATTAATCCAATAGGATCTGCTATGTTGGTAAATGCTAGGGCATATAGAGCTATAGATGAGCTGTCTACTAATACTCAAGTTCCTATTATTCCAACTGGATATCAAATGATTATAGCATACAAGGCAGCTATTGATATGGCGGATCTCCTTGGAAACTATGATATCTTCCAGCTTAATACAGGTAAGTATGATGTTCTTCT